CGCACCGTTACGCCTTCGATGCGCAGACCAAGCATCGCCGCGAACGTGGCCATGCGATGGTCGGCGTAGGTCTCCATCTCTGCGCCATGCAATGCGCCGCTCTTCACTGGTTCGATGGCGATGCCGTCCGTCAATTCATGAGCCTTGCCCCCCACGCGCGTGATCTCGTTGACCAGTGCCTCCAGGCGGTTCGTCTCATGCCCGCGCAAATGGCCGATGCCGATCATGTTGGTCGGTTTGTCGGCGAACACCAGGATCGCCGCAAGCGACGGCGCGATTTCGCCGGCCGCAGTCAGGTCGAAGTCGCCGAGCCCGTTGATATTGCCGTCACCGCTGACCTTGCAGTAGCGGATGCCGTCTGATTCGGGGAATGTCACTTCAGCCCCCATGCGCTCCAAGTAGCCCGGCAGCAACCCACCAGGCTGCGTGGTACTTTGAGGCCAGTTCGGGACACGCACACTGCCGCCTGCGATAAGCGCCGCCCCCAGGAAAGGCGCCGCGTTCGACAGATCCGGCTCCACCGTTACGGACTCCGGCAATTGCACCGTTCCCGGCTTCACCTGCCAGACGTGCACCTGCTCGTCAGCAATAGCATCCACGCCCGCTCCCTGTAGGTCCGCCACGGTCATGCGAATATGCGGCAGGCTTGGTGTTTTCTTCCCCGTATGGCGCAGCTCGAGACCACCCGGTATGCGCGAGCCGATGAGCAGCAGGCCGGAAATGAACTGGGAGGAACCGGAGGAATCGATCTTCACCACGCTTGGCGAGGTACGTTCCTCCACCGGCGTCGGAGGCGTTATGGTGAACGGCAAGCGCCCATTCTCGCCGTGATATTCGATGACGGCACCCAGTTGTGCAAGACCATCCAAAACCGGCTTCATCGGTCGGGCGTATGCCTGTTCATCACCATCAAATTCGACGGGGCCGTCGGCGAACATCGCAAGCCCCGGCACAAAACGCATCACCGTGCCCGCCAGGCCGCAGAACACCTTCGTATTGCCATGGAAGCGACCGTTTGCCGGTGGCGTTACCGTCACCGTAGTGGCGGATTGCTCGTCAACATCACAGCGCACACCGAGCGTACGCAGCGCATTCATCATCAGTTCGGTGTCTCGCGAGCGCAGCAGTCCCACCAGTCGTACTGGTTGTGTGCCGAGGGCCGCGAGGATGAGGTAGCGGTTCGATAGGGATTTGCTGCCGGGGATTTCGACTGTGGCGTCGAGTGGCTGGCGGGTCGTGGGTGCGGGCCAGATTGTGGTGTTGCTGTCGCTCATGGTGTGTTGTTCCTTGTTGTGCGGTATTCGCGTGCCGTGATTTCGTGTTCCATGGTTTTCGCCGGTGTCATGGGGTGATGTGCGCGGTAGCGGTGTATAGCTGTTCACATTATTGCCTGCTTGCGATAATTTCTCTTGTTTGCTCACTAGTCAGCTGTGGTTTGGATGGTTTGCAGGGTTTTCTTGCGTTTTGCGATGTGGGGCTTCTGCGTCATAGGTGGTTGGGCGTCGAGGATGATATTGCTTGGTCTTTGGGATTGGTTCGCAGCCTTGTTCTGCTGGTTCCGTAGGTGGTTTTTCGCTTCCGTTGGTGGTTGGCCGTAATATCGCATTCAGAAAAGGGCTTAATTTCAGCTGTTTCTGTTGCGGATTACCGATCTCAACCACCTACGGAACATGCAAACCACCTACGGAATCATTCTGTGGCCATGCAATGCCGGTGATAGACCGTGCGGCTGTTGCGTGGCATCGTGTTGGATTGTTTGCCCGCGCCGGCCGCAGGCTTATTCTGCTGCTTCGGCGCTCTCATTGCGTCTGCATGCCGTTCCATGCGTAGTCCAGGTGCATGAATTCGGGTACTTTGTACCATTTCACCGGGTAGCCTGCGCCATGTGCGCAGAATACCGAGTCCGGTGTGTTTTCCAGGTCGGATTCCGGGTTGTAGTTCGTGTGTTTCATTACTTCTTCGGTGTTATGGCAGGGCTTGTATCCTGCGAATACGCAGCTGAGGTGCCCGCGCCCGTGGGTGTATGCGTTCACGTCCATGGCGTAGTCCTGCATCTCGCTGACTGGTGCGGTGCCGTTGAGTACGGTGTACTCGCTGCCGCTCGCACCGGTGGGTTGTGGCGTGTCGAAATCGCCGCTCATGCGTTGAATATCGCTCATGGCACGGCCGAGCATGTCCTGCGGAATTTCCAGGCGGAATCGGTACCAGGGTTCCAGCAGTCTGCAATTGCCCATGCCTGTGATGCGGCATGGCATGGCTTCCGTCGTGGCGTCCTCCCCTGTGGGGGTATCGCCGTTCGCGTTCTTCTTCGTATTGGCATCGTCCGTATCGTGATCAGTGTCATCGCCGGCGAATCGTTGCGCGATGTCGAACGCGCTGGCATCGTTGGGTACGCCGGCACGCGCTTCCATCAGCCCTTGGCGGATCGCGCGGTACGTTGCCTGGCGGAAATCGCCGCCTTCCGTGTGTTTCAGGTGCGAGCGCCCGACCAGGAGTGTGAGTCTGATGTCAGTGATTGGGGAGCCTGTGAGTACGCCCAGGTGTTCTTTTTCTTTGAAGTGGGAGATGATCAGGCGTTGCCAGTTGCGGTCGAGTATGTCTTCGCTGCATGTGGTGGCGTATTGCATGCCGCTGCCTTCTGGTAGTGGTTCGAGGAGTACGTGTGCTTCCGCGTAGTGGCGTAGTGGTTCGAAATGTCCGGCGCCTTCAACGGGTGTTGTGATGGTTTCCTTATATAGGATTGCGCCTGGGCCGAATTCCACGTCCAGTCCGAAGCGGTCGTGCATCATTTGTTGGATGATTTCCAGCTGTACCGCGCCCATGAGTTGTAGGTGTATTTCCTGTAGTCGTGCATGCCAGACGACGTGCAGTAGTGGGTCCTCGTCTTCCAGTTCGCGTAGGGCCATCAGGCATTTGTGGGTGTCGTTGCTGCCTGGCAGCAGTGTGTAGGTGAGTACCGGTTGCAGGATGGGGTTTTCGGCGGATTGGTCGATGCCGAGTCCTTCGCCGGGGAAGGTGTGGGTTAGGCCTGTCACTGCGCATACTGCGCCTGCGGGGACGGATTCGACTGTGGTGTATTTTGCGCCGGAATACACGCGTACCTGGTCGGCTTTCTCGCTCCATGTGGTTTCATCGTTGCCGCCGTTCAGCAGGGCTTTTGCGTGGAGCTCTCCTCCGGTCACTTTCAGCCATGTGAGGCGGTTGCCCTGTGCATCGTGTGAGATCTTGTACACGCGGGCGCCGAATTCTTTGGCGTGATTGGGTTCTTGGGTGTATGTTTCGAAGCCGTTGATGAATTCGTTGATGCCTTCCATTTTGAGTGCCGAGCCGAAGAAGCAGGGGAAGAGTTCACGGTGTTCGATCATGGTTTGGATGGTGGTGACGCTTACCTGTTCGGTTTCGAGGTATTCGTTCATGGCGTGTTCCGTTTGCATGGCGATTTCTTCCATCACACCGGCGAGTGCTGGGGTGTTGGTGGTTTCGTTGGTCGTGGTGGTGAAGTCGATGCAGGCGTCGTTGAATCGGTGTTTGAGTTGGCTGAGGATGTGTGCTTTGTTGGCGCCGGGGGCGTCCATTTTGTTGATGAAGAGGATGGTGGGTACGTGGTAGCGTGCGAGGAGTCTCCAGAGGGTTTCGGTGTGGCCTTGGATGCCATCGGTGCCGGAGATGACGAGGATGGCGTAGTCGAGGACGCGTAGGGTGCGTTCGGTTTCGGCGGAGAAGTCGACGTGGCCGGGGGTGTCGAGGAGGGTGATGGTGGTGTTGGTGGTGTGGATGATGGCGGGTTCGGTGAAGATGGTGATGCCGCGTGCGCGTTCCATGGCGTTGGTGTCGAGGAAGGCGTCGCCGTGGTCTACGCGGCCGGGTTTGCGCAGTTGGCCGGTGGCGTAGAGGACGGCTTCGGAGAGTGTGGTTTTGCCTGCGTCGACGTGTGCGAGGATTCCGGTTACGATGCGCTTCATGGTTGTCACCATACCAGTGTGTGTTCCTGTGCTGTGCGGGTGGTGTGTGCTGGTGAGGGGTTGTAGTGGCTGTGGAGGTTGCGCGGTCATTGTGTCCCATTGTGTCCAAGAATGGAAAAGCCCGGAATCCAAGATGTCGAAATCATTGGGATTCCGGGCTTCCGGTCGGGCTGACAGGATTTGAACCTGCGACATTCTGCTATATTCGGGCATGGCATGACTGAGCGTAGCCGGGTGTGAGCATTGTCAAGAACGTTGAAATTCCAACGTTCGTGACAATACGATACGCAGTGGTTCGCTTTGTTGAAATTAACTGTTCGCAACTGTCATCGTGTCGATATCGTGTCGATGTGGTCGAACCGCGCAGCCTTCCATCGGAAAATGAAAAAGGCCCCTCCCCCAGCATAGAAGCTGAGAGAGGGGCGAGTTCGAGTCTCACGTCAGAAAATTAATCACTGGCCGTCCTCGTCGGCCTTGACAAACGTGAGCTGGCTCACGCCGATGAGCGCGCCGACGAACAAACCGATCGCGTTGATGGTCGTAACGAGTTCGCCGCAGTGTGGCAGTCCCCATTGCGGGCCGACCGCTCCGACGAGCCATGCGACGGCCGGCAAAGCGATCAACGCGAACCACTTGAGTATGTCGTATACCCTGCCCGGCAGCAGGTAATCGGATTGCGGGCTATTGGATTCATCCATTTTTCACCTCCTTAAACATTGCGGCAACCGTCTCCACAACGCTTAAAGTCGTGGAAACGGGAGTTTCAGCGCAGGTACTGTCCGGGATAGATAACGTATGGGCTGCGGATGCCATTGCGTGCGGCAGCCGACTGCCAGCCGGAGCCGTAGATGCTCCACAGGCTTTCGCCGGAACGGACCACATGGCCTCCGACCACGCTCGAAGCGGTGGACGCGGACGCGCCGCCATAGGTGACGGTCTGCCCCGGATAGATCCGATTGACGTCACCGCTCGGTACACGCCAGGCGGACACCGGCTGGAGTCCGGTCCTCGCGGCGATCGCACTCATGGTGTCGCCGGAACGGACCACGACGCTACGCGAACCTGTGGCGGCCGTTCCGCCGGAACCTCCGCCGAGGCGACTGTTGACGATCTGCATGACCGCCGCGTAATTGCCACCCAACGCCTGCCTGCGGGCCGGATCGTTGCCGAAGTCGCCGCGGATGGTGCGCGCGGCCAAGGCGTTCAGGTCGACCGTCGGAGCGGTCGTGGGCTGAGGTTTCGGCTTGACGCTCGGCAGATCCGCCGCGCCCTTGTCGTCAGGGTTCGCGTACTTGCGCCATGCCGCGCGGTCGCCACGGAACTTGTTCAGGTCGAGTCGTCCAGACCAGCCGCTGAGACTGCCGTTGGACGTGTACTGGCGCATGACCTCGCCGCGGGCGCCGATATTCCACGGCGCAGTCTGGTAACCGGTGACCATGTTCGTGGCGTACTGGGCGATCCAGATGCCGCAGTTTAGTTCGGTCTCCATGCCGGCGACCTGCCAGTAGCCGGAGTCCATCGTGTAGATGATGGGGTTCACGCCCGTCAGTCGCTTGACCTCGCGCGCCCACCTGCGTGGCCACTGCTTGTCGCCCCAGGCGGCGTTGTCCTGCGCCTCCCAGTCGAGGATCAGTACGCTTTTGCGAATATATCCTCGCACGTTGTCGACGAAGAACCTGGCCTCGGTCTCGGGGTTGCCGCCGCGCGCGTAATGGTAGACGCCGGTCTCCTTGCCGCTGTTGACGGCGCCGGCGAGCTGACGGTTCGCGTCGGTGTTGACGCCGTTGGACAGGCAACCACCGTATACGCCGCCGGACCCCCATGTGGTGCCGACGATGACGAAATCTGCCGGCACGGTCGCGGTGTCGATGCCGCACTGCCAGTTCGAGATGTCGTATCCGTTCATGTCGGCCATCGCGGCTGGCGCGACAGCCATGGAGATGGAGACCGTGAGCGCGGTCAGTAGCTTGCGCCATTGTCGGCGTGGATTCATGTGCTTGTGTCTCGGTTTGCCTTTGTTGAGGATGTTCAATTCCTCTCCTTTCCTTTGTCCGTACCGTCCGCCTTGTACGGACGGTGTGGAAATCTTTTGAATCTTTCAATCTGTGTTCGCGATATGCGCGTCACGTATGTCTTGGATCATCGAGGTTCCGGTTCCATTGCCGCCCAGACCGTGGTAAGCGGCATATATTCGTTCCGCGCTTTGCTTCAACGGAATGCTCGCAACACCACCTGCATCGACCATCTGACGGTGCAGAGCCTCGAGTTTGCAGAACAACAGTTCCCTGACGCCCTCATGCAGTGGATCGTGACGTTGGTCGACCTTGCTCAGAATCCAGGTGACGAACACGCCGCTGCCTCCGCTGCCGATGATGGCGACAACGATTGCGACGATGGTTTCCTGGCTCATTGGGAATCCTTCCGAAAGGAAAATCCCACACGTGGCTACCGTTGGAAGCTGCGATAACCACGTGTGGGATTTTGGAGGTTGAAATGTTGTTGGGAACGTTTGTGGATGAGGTCTGGTGGCCCTCCTGCGGGAAGCTTCGCGAGTGCACGAGGGTGGGCTACGAGTCGGCCTACCGCTGCCACATCCAGCCGAAATGGGCTGACGTCGACATGGAGTCGATCACCGCGAACGACATCGAGGAGTGGCTCGGCTCGTTCAATCAGGCCGGCGCCGCGCGCAAGGCGTGGGCCGTGCTGCGGGCGATACTCCGACTCGCCTATCGCAAGGGAGTCACCGACAATGACGTGACACGTCGTGAAATCAGACTGCCGCACCTGCGGCGGTATGAGCCGCGCGTGCTCGACGCCAGACAGGTAAGACGGCTGCTCAAAGGCTTCTACGGTCACGCGTTGGAAGCCTGGTTATTGGTCTCCGTCTGCGCGGGACTGCGCCGATGCGAGTCCGTCGGCATTGAATGGGCCGACTTGGATTTACGCCGGGGAATCGTGACCGTCAAAAGGTCAGTGCAATGGGTCGCTGGACATGAAACGGTCACCGACCCGAAGACCGACCAGAGCCGACGGACGGTCGCACTACCACGGTTCGCAGTCAAACGGCTCGCGCAATTGCGCCACGGCAGAACCGGCAGGCTGGTCGGCGATCTGAACGCCAACCAGGTGGCAGCTCATTACACGTCATGGTGCCAACGCATGAAACTCCCCTGCGTGCCGCCAAGGAACCTCAGGCACACCTTCGGCACTCTGGCAATCGCTGCGGGAGCCGATATCTCAGTGGTCGCACGACAACTCGGTCACAGCGACATCAAGACAACCGCCCGCTACTATCTCCGCCCCGATTTGTCCGTGCTGAGAAGTCTGCAGCGGGCATGGGAAAGACTCATCATCGGAGCCGCGTAGCTTTCCGTAACCCTTTCCGCGCCGAACACGAACTGGAAAGTGGATTACCGCACCGCCTTGGTCGGCAGGATGCTTCTAGTCGCATTCCACGCCAATCGCCTCAACGCCGATTGGAACGCGGCGAAAGAGTGGGAGGTGTCACAGATTCTCAAACTCCCAGCCGGTTTGGAGGCGGCGTTCGAGGTACATTGCGCCGCAATATCCAATTCGAGCATCGGATTGCATGGCGTCGAAGTGCAGGTGGCGCAGCACACCATCGCCTTGCGTTCCTCGGGAAAGATGACAGTAAGCGCAAACTGGGGATGGGTCGAAGGCTGTATCACGGTGCCACTTGTCTAGGAGAACGTCACTCCACTAGGAATCGGCATGGAAAAACGCTGCATCAGAATGTTCTCCCTGCCAACCCCGCCAAGTAACGTAATACTGCCATCCGGATTCCAATTCGCTTGCTTGTTGTAGCGCGGATCCGCAAGACTTGATCCAACACATCCCAGTCCAATTGTGGCCGATGGACGTATCCCTGACTGATATAACCAGACCGTATAGTTCGAGACTTCGACGGTTGATTTGAAAGAGCTCAAATCGACATACAGCATGTTGCCCTTGACGGTAATCGTGTTGGATCCACCATATAGGGCGCCAACAAACGATCCTGTGTCCTGAAACTTAAAGGTAGCAGTGAGGGCTACGGAAAGCTAGAAATCATGGGATTGGGAAACAAAGCGTGCCGACGCAATCCTGATTGCTGCCAACGTTTCCCATGTTCGCCACTCGGATAGTTCCATCAGCTCTGGCCGTGAGGCTTCGCGCCGTTTGCCCATTTGATACAAGGCAGACAGTCGACAAGTCAACGATGGGACGATACCAGGACGCGAGCTTTACCGGACATTCAACAGCATCCCAACTGCCCGAACCGATTTTCCCACTGAACTTGATCAAAATCATCCTGCCGTTACGTATGATGATCCAATTGGAATCCTGGTACAGGGTTACGGAAAGCTATTCAGGCGAGAATGTAGGTCATCGTCCCGGAGAACGTGCCGCTGTTCTGCACCGCGCCACAATTGACATAACGGAAATTGCCATTCGTTTCCAGAATGAAATCACGCTGGCTGCCACCATCACGCCCCGACCACGTACCATGCGTGACGACCGCAGGCCTCCAACCCTCCGGAATTGTACCGAACTGTCCACTGCCCCACGAGTCAGTGCTCGCGCTTTTCCAGTTGATGCTAATCTGCGCGATCTTGCCAGACTTCACGCCGGTCACGGTGCCATACTGTGATTTAATCAAAGTCTGGGTTACGGAAAGCTATTGC